TTCCTGTTAGCCATCTAACTTCCTTTTTCCAAACATCTTTACACCTAAAAGGGCGGAATCTTATAGAACAAAATGACCGCATCTCCACTTTCGGTATGAATCAGCCCCTGACCACTTTGGTCCATCAAAACGCCCCCAACTGGGTTTTCCTGAGAATCCATGACAACTCCACTAAAATAAACGCCCCTACCGTGAGAGGCGTCTTCTGGGTTTATCTCGCACGAATAATTTAGGTTCGCTGTGAATGGTTCGGATATGCTTTCTTCCCAACTCATACTTTGAAATTTCGCGCCCCTAAGGTCATACCTAATAGCGGTTGCCTCTTCCGGTAAAATTGGGAGACTGGTACACGTTCTGCGGGAATCCTTAAGTCTAATTGTTATGTCGTAATCGTGGTCTTTATTTAGTAGGTTTATAAGAGAACCTGTTTCCATTTCTCCAACTACAGTCTGGAAACCTAATGTGGCAAAAATTGGAAAATTAATTGGCCTATCAATCAACCCCTTAAAACCAAGTGACCTCATTGGTTCTCTTTCGAAATCCATCCTTAGGTTGTAGCTCTGCAGCTTCATATCGCTGAACTTCATACCTATGTCTTTAATGTCGTCTGTAGATGGCCCATAACCCGTAGAGAGAATTTCTATACTAACGTCTCCCGGCGTTAATACGTTAGGCATGTTTTCCCCACTCATTTTGGGAAGCAAGAAATTTATATCATTTCTTGGCTCTCTCGTTTCTGGGTCAAGACAAGGGACCACCCCAGAGCCCTCTGTTTGGTACTGCACGTTTTCTGCGGTATACGAAACATTAACCGTTGGTATATTGCCTATTTGTGCGGCGGCGGTATACGAGGTTATAAAGCAATCTGTAAAAATAAAAGTATTAACGCTTTGGCTTGGGGTGCCCGTGGGCGACGCGTCCTTCGCATCCCTGCCCTCCGGCATAACATTTAAAAATAAATTTCTTTGATCTTGGTATTTCCTTGGGTATTCTAAATCTTCATTGACCGTAGCAACCTTCGCGTGATGATTCCTAACTTGATTAGAAAAACCCTCTAACACATTAACACTAAAGTTATCAGTATAAAATGGTTGACCAGAAAAAGGGTCATAAAATTTAGGGAAGTTATTCTTAAACCCCAACCTCGCTTCGTTCCTCATGTTCGAAGCCATCCAAGTAAAATTTAGGTTAATTGATGGAGGCTCTATGGCTGGTTGGTCAACCAGAGCCTGTCTTCCTAATTTTTGTATATTGGTTCTCGATGATTCAAACTCGAAAGAGAAAGTATTGACTCGGTTTATCTGTTGTATTAAATTACATTGCTCCGGGCTTCCGGTGGCAGCTTTGGCGATGTCATTCGAATAGGTGCCATAGATGTCCATGAAGTGCAGGCCCGTTGATGGGGCCGGCCCGGTATAGAGCGCCTGCGTTTGATACGTGACTCTGCTTCTTGACATTTATTTTCACGGTTACCCTACTCTGCTTGCATACAGAATGCTAGCCAAGTAAGTGTCGAGTTGATGCTCGCAAGCTATGTCTTGGACCTTCGCTACTCTGTCGCTGTTTTTATCTATTGGATTTTTGCAATATGTAGAAATTTTCTTTTTCCAATTTTCCGGTTCTTCGTTAGCGATTAATATGCAAGATATATCTTGAGCAATTTCTTTTTGTTGTTTGCTTAAACGTTTTTTGTTGTGTATCTTTCTTAATTCTTTTTCTATCTCTGGCACCAAGTTTTGAGCTTTAATCATATTTTCTTGCACCTTACTTAAACTGAATTGTTGGCTAGCCTTAAGCGGGGAAATCTTCTTCGTTTCTTGGGGCGTCGATACTCCCGGCGGCCTACCGGTGGGCTTTGGTAAATCCTTTTTCGGTTGTTGGCCCTGCTGTGGTGGGGTGCTTGGTTTAGCGGGCTTTCCAGCTGGAGGGGCACCCGGTGCTCCCTCGTTCGGGTTGTGTGGGTGTGCTCCTGCGCCAATTAGGGGCTCATAGAAACCTTTCTTTTTAAGCTTAAGAAACTCTTGCTGAGACTCTACGGATTCAATCGAAGACGGAAGAGTTCCGGTCTTAAGCGCTTCTAGCCCTTCTTCGGCAGTAAGAATACCCAATTCAATTAGTCGAGTAAATATCCTCCCGTAAATAGTTTCATCTCTTATATCTATATCCTCAAAAACCGCCCTAGGGAAGCTCCTAAAACCCATATCCTTAGATATTCTTTTGATTTCCGGCATTAAGAATTCGTTAATGAAGGACTCTCTGGCTTGCTTCAGTCTCTCAATGAACACCTTCACCTTGACGTTGGCGTTAGCAAACTTTTCGTCTCCACTAACGAGAATATTGTTAAGACCTATTTGAATATCCCTATCAACTTGCGCGTATTTCTTTGGGTCCAACAGGCCAGCGATGTCCGGTATTACAAATTCAGCTTTCGTCGTATAATCTGCGATCAAGACCCTTCCAACCGATTCGTGATCAAACAGCTTCTGCATGGCTTCTAGGTTTCTTTGATTAATCCCTCCGTCGTCTGGCTTCGTCCCCATAGTTACCAAAAGTATAGCTTGTTGCATTGTGCGAGTTATGGACATATCCATTTTTCTCATTTCAATTTTCCAGTTGATATCTTCTAGCACCGGAAACCCCATGGGCACAGCAAACGGTTCATAGTCTTGTTTCTTGTAAAAAATAGCTACCGTTTTTTCCGAACTAAGTGGAAGCAAGACTTGGTTGAAACCTATGCCCTTAGACACGTCTGTTTCTGTTTTAATCTGCTTCCTTATGTCCGGATCTAAGCTTTCGACAATCTCCTTATCCTCGTCGGTTTTCGGGTGACGTAATCTTTCTAGCTCATAGTCGGTGAGAGACTTGTAGTAAGACCCAGAAACAAAAGATAACGATCCCGCTATTTGAATGTCCGCTGGATTTAGTATGATGTAACGAGACGGTAGCTTAAGTTTAGCCGCGACAGACTCGTCTCCAAAGGTTTGCGTAATCTTAGCTAAGTCGCTAGACTTGACCTTGCCGTCCATTCTGTGGATAAAAACATTACCAGACCTATAGTATTCTCTGAAAAATCTATCTTGAAAACTATATAAATTAATTTTATTAAACAGAGCACTAAAGAAGTCTTTTGACTTTTTGTTACCTCCTGTAAAGTAAATATTAGAACAAGAAAACTCAGTCATTAAGTCTATGGTGTTTCTGAATATCGCCGAATTCCAATAAGCCTTTTGACACAGGATAACTGCGTCTCTTACGTCTAGGGTCGACTTGTTACTGTACGATCCAGTGCTTCGTTGAAACGGTACGAGCCCGTTGTCTATATTGGTGAACCTATCTTGCCTTTCAATCGTGGCGGACTTGTTCCTTCTTGAAAGAGTTGTGTTCTTTGCGTTGGATGCGGCCCTAGCGACATGTTTCATCTCGTCGCTCGCGGCGTATGCGGCCATTCTTGGCTCGGGCGCTTGTTCTGGGCTTTTCTTTCTTGCTGGCATTTTCTTTAGAAATTACACTTTAACGTATCATTATGGGACTAAATGTAGGCGCTTTCGACTCTACTCTTAATTTTACTATATCATAGTAACACTTTGTTGCCCAACAGGCCAACATTAATGTTGTATAATTATCTTTTCTGGCCCTGCTCGGGCTGGTTGATCTTTTCAGGTGTTGAGGCAAATCAAACGTCTGCGATCCCTTGGCCGTAGACTTCACCTCCACCAACGCGCACTGCTTTTTCGTCTGGTATATCCAAGCGTCTTGCATTTCAATAAGGTCTAGCACGCTTTCGTTCGGTGTATTTTTAAGGCTAATATGTTTGTTTACTTCCTTAGTAAAGGCTCCGTCATTAGCTGTTGTCTTCGAGGCGAACCATATCCTCTTGTGGTCTATACAGGCCTGTAAGTGCTCATTAGCTGTCCGAATAAACTTAGTGCTGAAATTTTGCTTAAAAACGATCCTTCCATCTCCCCCATTGTATTGCTTCTTTGCTTCTATTAACATCTTCTTATAATCTATTCCCTCTTTGTCACTATCGAAGTCAAAGAATTTTAAATTAATTCTATTTTTTGTGAACAAGTCAGACTCATTACAGCTATCAATAAACTGATAACCAGCATTATCAATAATTATCATTTCAAAGTTAAAATGAGTTACTAAATAATACAAATATTTTATATGATTTTTTAAGTCACCGCCAGCAACCGCATAGCTATGCACTAAAATTCCATCTTCTGTTTCGTCGTCTATTTCTAGAACCGACATGGCGAAATAGTCAGACGTGGGACTGTTAGAGAAGCTGGGGTCTATTGCCAGTACGTATTTTGCTCCGGGTTCACCTTTGATTTTAGTTGTTGGATCCTCTCCGTCTGGTATAGTGCACTGGTGCATTTTTTTAGCACTAAAATAAGAGTCTGAGCCATCCGTAAATTGAGCACAGTACTCCCTTTGGAACGAAGCGGTGGACTGACCCCCTTCTTGAGCTTCTTCAATAATAGTCTGATCTATCATTTCGGTCGGAAGAGCCTCGTAGCCTAATTGCGATATGAAATACTTTGCGTTCCCTAACTCCTCGTTGGTTATCTTCTCCACCCAATCCTTATATTGCCTAAACAAATTTTCGAACGTATAACTCGCAGATGATAACGCGACCATTTTAGAGTCATTCTCAAAAACCACCCTGTCTTCCTCCTTCATTCTGCCTTGCTCTATTAGCTTATCCTCAATTTCCCGAATCTCTATGCGCTCTTTAATGTTCTGTGGGGCAACCAAGAACGGCATCAGGACGTTATTAATAATATCTTCTGGTAGAAGTAGGTACTCATCAAGTAATAATATGTTCGCGCGAAAACCACGAATCTTTTCACCACTCAGCGGAATGGCGGTAATAGACCCTCCGTTAATTATCCATTCGTATTGATCGTTTCGTTTAGAAGGCTTACAGCTAAAAGCTTGTTTAAGCAACTCTGCTCCTTTGGTGTTTACCATTTTTTCTATATTATTAAATATAAACCTAGCTGTACGAAAAGTTGGCCCGGCGATTAAAATCTTAGTATTCGGCTCAAAGATGCACTGCAGCACAGCGAAGACGCTTGCTATAAAGGTCTTTCCGCAACCACGACCCCAAACGCACATAGAAAAATTCCTGTTCATTAGTCCCCTCAGGGTTATCTCCTGAAAAGGGGCCAGTTTTATTCCTGTAAGCAATTCTGTCGTAAAGCCAATGTTGGCTCTAAGGAATTTAGCTAACGATATCTTGGCTTCTTTGTTGCTAAGGTAGCCCTCGAGCTCCATTAGTTCTTTGTTAACGTCAGGGACGTTAGTTTTATACTTGTCCGGAGCTTGCCACATTATAAAATTTTCCTATCGTACGCCAACTGTAAATCTATCTTTTTATATACGCACCCGCAGGTGAATATTTTTTCTATGACCCTAGACGCTTCTTTCCTGCCGTCTACAAAGAGAAATTGACAATTTGGAAAATCCGAAATTATCTTGCGCATATTGTGCATTATAAATTCCGGGGTCGCCCTCACATTCTTGAAGACCCTATCTTTACTTCCAGCTTTTCTGAGAAATTGAAAAGAAGTTGCGTTTGACATTTTGCTTTCTATCAAAACTACCATGTACGCTCCCGCGTTGTGGGCCCTTAGCATTTCTCTATTAAATCTATCGTAGCCCCCACTTAATGTACCAACAAAATCTGCTAAAGATTTTCGCTCTATATAGCAATTACAGGTGGCTTGTTGGTTGCTAAACGTATAGTCTCCAAATTTAAGGGTTTGAATCTCTATGTCTCTATCAAACTTTAAGGGTTTCCTTTCTCTAGTGTCTACGTATATTTTATATTCTGACTTGTCGTATTCTGTTCCGTATAAGATTTTATCACAACCCACGAATTTGTTTTCGAAGCCAAGTTGGCTGCACAACGCATAGTACCCATGGGAAGATTCGGTTATGCAATCATCAAATATCTCGTCGTAAAACTGCACAGGTGCAGACATTAACGACCTTAACTCAACCTGCCCCATAGGGTATACCAGCCCTTTTTTCTCCTTTCGGCTAATTAGAAAATCTCGCATATATTTTTTTGATATGTGTCTGGGTTGCGATCTAAGCCACGTCCTTAAATTTGTTTTACTATTAAAATCTGTAGAAAAATATTGATCTTTGTTTTTGAATTTAATTATGTTCCCGTCATGTAAATCATGCCTTGGGTAATGAGTTTGGTAATACTCTACTACGCGGATTTTGTGCTTCCTTAAATGTAAGTGAAGCGATTTATCCGAAGGAAATTCTTCTTTACAAATTTTGCAAATAATATTATCCATTTAGAGCCTCGTCTTCGGTGAGACCCATGATCCTAGCCTTAACGTCGTCCATCGCTGAGAGGTTGGCTATTTCGTCTTTGATGGCCAGTTTTCTTGTCTCTGCCAGTTTGATTAGCTTCTTGCGGCTTTCTTCCTCCTTCCACATCTGTACCAAATTCAGTATACTCGCGTTCTCTTTAATTTGCTTGCTTAGCCTATCGCTGCGTTTTTGCTTTAGGTCACTGAGCAGCTTCTGCTGCCGACCAACGCATTGATTGTATTCTGTTTGAGCGG